ACATTGGGTTGTAAGCGCGGGAAATCAAACGCTCGCCTTCCTTCTCTGTAAACTGTGCGCCAAGCACTAGCCTCAAGTTTCTCTGCACCACTTCTTCAACTTGCTCTTTGGCATCCTGAGCATCTGGGTTAACGAGCCCAAGCAATCCAACATTATTAATCAAGCCAATGGCGGGGCCTGTTAGCTCTGCGCCTTCCTCTAGATTCTGTAGCACGGTATTAATTTGCGCTACTTGAGCTCCCATATCTGCGCCACCGCCTCTAGTCCATTCCAGATGATCTTTTGCGTAGGCCTTATCTAGTGCCTCCAGACCTACCGGCTGATCGCCACCCAGATCAATCGCAACACCGCCACCGCCAACCTGAGACACCTTGCCTGAGTCTGACGCTACATTAAAGACTGCATTTGGCTCGTAAGCATCCACGCCCGTCATCTCGTTGATTTGTGCGCCAGTCATTTGCGTGTAAGTCTCTTTTGGCGCTCTTAGCCTAGCGGTCATATATGACTGTACATATGATTTTGCATTTGCAGGATCGGCTTCGATTAACTTAGCCACTTCTATAGCCTGTGGATCACCGCTTTCCATTAACATCTTAATTGTTTGGTTGGACTGATTCTTTAACGCTCTGACTGCAAGCATATCACTAGCACGCTGTTGTAGCTGTGCATTTGGGTTGAGCGTCATCTGGTTAAATGCCGCACCTAATGCTGTTAGCGTAGTGGGGTCTTTTAGCCCCTGCCCGATGCGCTGTAAAAAGCTTGGTTTTTTCTGTGCCTGCGGAGGATTAAAAGGCGCACTTGGAATTGCAGGTGACATCATTGGCTGTGGTTGCACAGAGTTTTGGCCCTGCTGAATTAGCGCAGGGATATCTCCCGCAGTAATCGGGTTAACTGATTGATTGGGGTTTGTTAACAGCGCTTGGTTTGCACGCTTTAACCTTTCCTGCTCGATTAGAGCGTCTACACTCAAAATACCGTTAGCCATTGTATCCTCACATTCTGCCTTGTTGCTGAGCTCTCAATAAATCCATAAGCCCTGAGTTAACAGGCGTTAAATAATTTGTTGGTGCCGCCTGCATTGGTGTAAAGCCTGCGCCCTGAATCAATCCAAGCATCTCTGGGGCCACCGGACCGGCTGATGGCATTGCCGCATACATCTGAGCAAACTTAGCAGGGTCAAACGACATCCCCTCTCCGCTCATGCCCTCTTGAACCATAGCAAGGCCTTCTGGAGATGTGCCTGCGTCAGCAATAGCCTCCGCTACATTATCAACGCCTCCGTCTGGAGTTGTGCCTGACATTTTTGCTGTGATCTGCAGGTTTTCAATTGGTCCTGCTGTCGCAGTCATTCCTGCCATATCCTCTGGCCTTACCATCTTGGCGCTCTGCATGATTTTGCGGAGCATATCTTCTTGAGTCATCTGCATCACATGAACGCCCCTGCCGCACTAGCTCCAAGCGATAAATAGTCAAAGAGGCCAGGGTTCTTGCTAGTGGTTTGAGACTGAGGAATCGGTGATGCGCCAAGTGCCTGAGACACATAATTAATAGTTTCTGCAGGCGCTCCAGTGTAGCCGGCAAATTGTTGCTTAGCCGCATCGATCAACTGCTGTTGTGCTAGCTGTTGCATATTTCCTTGGTTCATCAGGTTCTGCTGTATGGTCTGACCCATACCAAATCCTAAGTTACCAATGTTAGCCAGTTGCTGTGACGCTCCAAGCATTCTGTTGGCCTGTTGCTGTCCTGCCGCCTGATTAGCCAAGTCTGCCTGCATGGTCCTAGCGATATCTGCCTGAGCCGCCTGCTGTGCTTGGTTGAATCCGGCCTGACGCAAAGACGCTGACTGCTGACCAATAGTGCTTAGCGCACCACGGCCTAGCTCACCCATAGCAACGCCATGTCGAGAGCCGCCAAATGCTCCTGCTGAGCCCATCTGAGCGCCTAACTGGTTTAACCCGATCTGAGCATTGCGCATAACGTCTGCCGCCTGAGCATCCACTACAGACTGAGTATAGGGGTTCTCGTATGCCGCTAAGTCTGTGCCGGCTAACTGTCCTGCCTGCACTTGCATAGGCTGATACGCCCCTGCCGCCATCGTGCCCTGCATACCGCCCTGAATACCCTGCATTGCTAGTTGATTGACGTTAGGGCCTGCCGGTGCGGGCGCTGTCATAGTATTAGGCCCTTGAGCCTGAGCCATCGTGTTTGGACCTTTTCCTGCCATACCCATTAGCTGAACCTCCCAAGATTAAGTGGTGGCCGCCCATATGGCATATTAGGCGAGCTCGTTGATTGAGTCCCACCGCCAAACAATGCATCGTATGCCGCCTGCTGTTGTGGGTTGCGTGCCGCGAGCTCTTGCTGAGCCTGCTCAAACATTGGAAACGCAGAGTAACCCATCATGCCGCCTGCAAACTGTTGTGCTTCAGGCATACCCTCTAGAGGCGAGGATGGTGCCGCCAAACCAAACGCTTGAGCCGCATTAATGTTTTGTTGCATGGCTTGCGTCTGCGTAGGATTAAATGCCGCTAGGTCAGGACCCATGTACGGCATATAGCCTATCTGTTGCGCTTGCTCTGCCCGTGCTAGATTTCTGATTGTGGGCTCTTTTGCCCAGTCTGGAATGCTTGCTTCCGTTGTTTGGCTACCGCCTTTGCCGCCACTCATTCTAAATCTCCTGCGCTAATGTAGTGAAAGACTCCTTCCACCCTTTATCTTTTAAAACTCTAGACCACCCTTTGCGGCCCGCTATACTCATTCCTGAGCAACCCTGAGACTTTGCAAACTGTACTGCAGAGTCGTTCATATCGACAATCTGCTCCATCTCTCCACCCGCTAAAAAAACATGAAATATCTTTTTCTGCGGAAAAACAATTATCTCTGTAACCGCACAGCCTTTTTCGGCAGGCCAAAATTGATATCTGAGGTTGTGTATGCCCTCAACAATATCGTTCCAGTTGTGCGTGCCCCCAGAGTATTCTAGGGCGCTCTCAATCCAATCCTTACAGCGTTCTAGCTCATCATTGATAGTTGCGGCCATTTGTTAAACATACTCCTTAGAAGCGCTGATTATACCATTATTGGTGTACGCGAGTTACTGTTATGTACACCGCCTCCGATATGGGATGGAAAGGGCCGGAAGGGTCTAAATCCAGATATACATTTGTGGCGCTTGCGCCAAATCGTAATTGAACATAGCAGTTTGATGGCAGTTCAATTTGCTCGTTCAAAGGCATTAGCTTAGGGCGATTGTTGTCGTGAATGGTATACCGCCTAGCATACTTATCATCGGTGCCATTTACCTGATACCACAACCACACTGTTTTATCGACAGTGCTGTTTGAGGTTATTTGAGCGTGCCCTGCAAAATTGTAAACGCCTGCTTCTGAAATTTTAATTTTTGTGTTATCTGTTGGGTCCAGTGAAATGCCACCGCTAGTCGAGACAGCCCTTGACCACGGAACCGCCAACTCCGTGTTTGGAAAATTCACGTTAATAGTTGGCCCTGCTGTAAAGCTACCAAAACCATTGCTTAGAACAACCTGCCGCCACTCTCCCTCTTTTGCTACTACGGGGTAGCCATCGCGGTCCCATAAAATCGTTCCGTTTTCACTAGCATTGTCACCCGCTACCAAGGTAGCCAGTTTGCTTTTTGTGCGTGTCAAAAAGTCATTAAGTCTTTCAGCCCATCTGCGATATTCAGTCCTACCGGCTGACGGTGGCCGTTCCGCTAAGCTCATCGCTCGCCTCCTGCTGTCGCATTGATGCGCATGGTTCCTGCCTTCCAGTCATTGAGCTCAACACCAGTAATACGCATTCGCACTTGCCTGCCTTGGAATCTAACGCCAGTTGGGTTTAGCATGGTAAATGGACCGTGCGAGTATTCTGTCGATGTTGGGTAAAATCTGGTTTTAAAGGTTAACGTGATATCCCCCAAGTTGCTTTCGTCAGGAATAATCTCGTTGACCTTCATTATTTGAGCGCCATCGCCTATAGATATAGGCCCGCTCTCTACAAATGGAAGCTCGCCATCATGCGCATAATTTAACTCGTGATTATATACATCGCCATTTGGCGCAAACCATATTGGGTTTGTAAACACGCCCAAATCTATTGCAGACGTACGGGATAACGTACCGATATTCCAGTGCCGTTCTTTGTAGTCGTAAACAACGTATCGGTCATTCTCATTGCTCGACCCGCTTGGGTAGAACCACCATAGCTCATTAAACTGGCTGTTATCAACGCAGGTCACTTTAGACTGCTCTGCCTTGTTTATGTCCTTAAATATATAATCATGTACATCACAGGGCATCTCAACTACGGCTGAGCCGTTGTATGCAAAAAACCCATTATAGCCCATCCAGAATGCGCCCTCATCGATAGCTATTGCGCAGTGCCGGCTTATCGCTCCACAGGCTGTGCCTACCCTCTCAAATCCGTAAACTACGGGAGGGCCGCTGTACGTTGCCGCATGAGCGTCTGTGGTGGTCAGAATTAGTGTCCTACCTCTGGTGTTTATGCCTAACTGTATTTCACCGTTTGACTGTAGCTCGATGTCGCCTGCTTGGTTTAGTGCCGTAGGGGCCCAGTCAGTATTATCCTCACGGTCACACCACTGCACCTTGCGAGGATTTCCTCCTGCACCTAGAGCAAACAAAAAGCGTTCTTCAGTAACTACCAAGGCACTGTTATCTATCGGAGCATTTGCAATGACTGCGGCAGGATTCGCGGTGTTTAGGGTCCACTCGTATAACTTGCCATCACTATTGGCGCACGCTACTAAATACTCTCCCCAAGTATCTACCGCCCATGTTGTAGCTTCTAGGCCAATGTTATTGCTAGGGCGCTCAACACCAAACAAACCTAACCCAAAATAATAACCGCCAAACCCAATGTTAGGTTCAGAGTCGATTGTGCCAACAGTATAGCCGGCAGGGGTAATATCGGTTTTTACGCCCACACCGGAAATGTGCCACAACTTGTTATATGTGCCTGCGGCAATGTGAGGATTAGAGCTATTGTCTATCCAACTAACTGATCCTCTGGCCGGAGCCGCTATGTTAATATCAACCGGACTCGCGCTGTTGGTAATATCCTGACGCTTTTGCCATCCACCAATAGGGCGAACGGCATTATTCTCCCAACGTATAAAGTTGGCATCTCGCCATCGATTAGCTGACTCTAGATCAGTACCGTGCCTGTAAACTCCCGCAGGAATTTTTAAGCTAATTAAAGGCATTTTACTTCCTCATGTTCATTATCTTGTCAGCGCCTTTAATGCCAAAACTGGCAGACACTGCGATAAACAATAAATATTGATACCAATCAGGCAGATTATTTAATGCGGCAAATGCCTGCTCAACTCTATGTATTATAGTCATGTCATCTACAACTATTGCATAGCCAATAAAGAACAGGGGCAAGCTTAGAATAATCGAAAAAAATTCGTCTTTCCACGATGAAGCGGAAGCGTCTGCCATCTTTGCTTCCCAGTCAGCATCATTCTGAATCACATTCATTTTAGCTTCATGTTTTGCCTTTGCCTGCTCTGCTTTGTTTTTCAAAAAGCCGCCTGCCAAATCTGCAATAGGGCCGATTAATAATTTCAACATCACAGCACGCCCTTCTCGATCAAAAATAATCCAATGATTAAAGGGTAAATACCCCAGAGCATAACCTCAGTTTTTTTAAACCGCTCACTGCCTTGATCCAGTCTTTTTTCTATGCCTTGGCACCGCTCACTGATCATCTCCATGCGTACAGAGCACTCACGCTCATGGGCCTCCAACCTCAATATTGCCTCCTTAACTGTTGCCATTGATCGCTCCTAGCAGTGTCGCAAAAATTTGATAGCTTGCGTAAGCCAAGACAATAATTCCACCTACTTGCACGCTATTCCAAAAAAATGCTTTGCGCTTTCTCTCTTGCGCGTAAATAGTTTTCTCTCGCTTCTCTCTGATACTTCGCCTGAGAGCCGTGAGCTCGTTATAGCCCTCTGGTCCGTACTGGTACATAAGCAAAGTGCGGAGCTCTTTTTCTTGGGCCTGAATTTTTTTCTGGTGAGCATATATCTGCATTGCTTCCTGCTCAACAGATTGTGATGCAACAATTTTCTTAAATAGGGGTGGGTTTTCTGCCCTTCTCTGACATTCATTTAAATCACTTACTGCTCCGTACCAACGCCCTACTTGCGTCAAGGTATCTTCTACATCGCGCCCTGCTTCAACCATGCGCTTGATTGTGCCAAACGCATTAGTTGCAATACTTATTGCAGTGACCGGATCAATCATAGTCCTGCCGCATCCAATCTAGCCTTTAGTGCATCGTTCTCTGCCTTCAGGTCTTTGATAGCATTGATCATGGCGAACGTAATCGGTTGCATATCAATGTTGTAAAGCTCAGTATCTTCAGCATCTTCCTCATTTAATTTTGCTTCATACGTTCCGATAGCTTCAGGGAAAATTGGCAGTACATCCTGTGCAATTACACCAACATTGTCTTGGCTAACTTCAGTCTGCCCCTTACCGTTAAAATCATATAGCTTTGTGTTTAGCTGACAGATTTCATCCAAGCCTTTGTCGTAGTCCCTGATGTTGTCTTTGGTGCGCTCATCGGAAGTGTTAGTCCAGTAGATACCACTCGACTTTGCGGCATTGCCGTTTACTTGAAGGTTGTACACTGGGTTAAGCATATTTACGCCAACTAGCGCAGTCGTAGCCCCAATATTTTTTTTGACGACAAACGCAGTTGCTCTGTTAGTATCACTTTGTCCACAGCCAACAGCAAACAGGTGCGGTATAGTGTTTTGCCATTGATTCCATTGCCCCACCACAACCTGCCCAACAGCATTACCGTTACCTGAAGTTACAGGTGTAGTAACACCTTTACCAAATGCAAAGTTAGCCTCCGCATCACTGGCGGTAGCACCATAACCAAATGCTATGCCTCCATCACTGAAGCACAGAGAATCGTTGCCACCCGCCATGCCGTTATTTTCATAGACCTTACACTCATACCCCATCGCAAAACCTTGGTTTGCAGACCTCCCCGCAGGTGGCGATGTTTGACCTACCTCACAGAGCGCACCAATAGCCATGCTGTTGTTGGCATTTGTATGGGTAGTATTGCCGCCACCCAATGCAAAAGAGTTGATGCCAAATGCGCGGACTTTAACATTTGCCCATGTTGAGCCAAACGCAAAAGAGTTTGTGCCACGCGCCTCGCACTCATATCCCCCAACAAATGAGTTGTCTGCACTTGCTTGTATGCTAGTGTTATATCCAGACACCAATCCAAAACTGGAAAGCGCGGAGTTATTGTTACCTGCAACTAAGTTGTTATCTCCTGTGACGGTGTGGTTAGCTCCGCTGATTGCGTTTAGAGTAGCACCGTTTCCACAATCATTGTCATAGCCAGATATTAGATTTAGATCGCCATCGTTCTGATGCTCCATTCCAACTACCAACGCGCCATAACCTGCGTTTGTACAGTTGTCTCCAATGACAGCGGATCGAGTAGAGTTGTTGGTTACATTGCCTACTGTGATTCTGCCGGTGGCTAACAGATCAACAAACTCAACATTATCGGTTGTAGCTAACCCCTGATTGATTGCTTTAACAGCGGCTTCATTAGTCAGCTCAGAATCCATTAAAGCGCCTGCGGCAGTGACGTTGGCAGTGTCGGTTACATCTGCAAGGGCCTCGATGCCGTCTAGCTTCGTACCGTCAACAGACACATCTCTGCCATCTACGGTAGAGCTCGCGGCCATAATAATGTTGTCGCCTGACGATACAGATATACTGGTGCCGCCAGTCACAGCGCCCAAGGCCAGTGTCTGCGCCAAGGTTTCATTACCGCCCGCACCTGCATTTGCCCAAGTAAATGTGCCATCACCATCTGACTGCAATACTTGGCCGGCAGTGCCGTTACCAGATACATTTAGTTGCAACGCGCCAATACCATTATCTGTAACGCTAAACTCATTAGTCGTTAAGGTCAGGCCTGTGCCTGCAGTATAGGTGGTGTTGTTATCCGTGCTATCGATAGTAAAGTTGGGGTAGGTTCCGGTAACTGTTGTTGCGCCAGTGCCCGTTAACGCCACAGTTTGATCCGGTGCGTCATTGGTAATAGTAAAGCTAGGATAGGTTCCGGACACGCTTATAGATGTCCCTGCAGTCAGCACAACCGTCTGGTCAGGTGCTGTATTGGCAAACTCCGTGCCTGTCAGGCTGAGTCCTGAGCCTGCCGTGTAAGTAGTATCTGTGTCATCGGTCCAAATGGCGTTAGCGCCTGCACCTTGAGACTTTAATACCTGACCTGCTGTACCGGTGGAACCGCCAAAACTAACAGTGCCGGTGAAAGATGCATTTTGCAGGTTCGTAGAGCCGCTTAACAGACCGTCTAAGGCCGTTAAGTTAGCATTGAGCTTAGTACCCCATGTTCCGTCAGAACCGTCTACTTCGGGCAGTACAAAGCTATATACGGGAGTAGTAGTGTCAGCCATTAAGAGACCCTTTTCCAACGATAAACAACGATATATGGTTGTAGGTTATTATGCGCTCCACCTCCACCCGCTGTGGTAGTAGTCTTTGTGTAGAAACTAGACGCACCATCACCGGCACCGCTAGCACCAGAGCCCCTAGTGTTTTCCCAATCGTAGTTATGCGCGTGAGATGGCATTTCTGCCTCAGTCAATGTGTGAGTCTTGGCACCGCCAGTTTCACCGTTGACGTTAAACTCAGTCTGACCTGTGTCAATACAAACGGTTACGCGCCCCTGCCCAAATAAAGACCATGTGCCAACGCCAAATGTGGTTGCAGGGTTTTCCGTGCTTGTGGTTTCGTACAAACAGCCTGCAGGATAAACAATGTTTGCAACCTGAGCATTTGTTAGCCCGCCACTAGTTGCTATCGAGACGTTGCCTGTGCCATCCATGCTCGTACTGCCAGTTATTGCCCCTGTCAGAGAAATAGTGCGAGCGGTAGTCCATTTGTTAGCCTGAGTGGCAGTCGTAGCTGTCCCGACCAAGTTGCCGGTAACGGTGCCAGTCACATCGCCAGTTAGATTGCCTGTAAAGCCCCCTGAAGCCGATGCGGTAGTAAAGGCACCTGTTGATGCGCTGTTAGCTCCCACGGGCGTACCGTCAATTGAGCCGCTGTTTATATCAATGCCAGTAATAGGCTGATCACCACCCAACAGATCATCGAGCTTCTCTGTGTTGGAGTTTAAATCGCCACCCCATGTATTTAGGTCAGCGCCTACCGTTGGCGTGATTAAAGAATAATTTGTTGTAGCCATTTAAGTGGTCCTCAAGTCCTCGTATCTTGCCAGTCTGCATCTGACACTGTTTGATCAGTCCATACTGATGGTATTAATGTTGCGTCTTGCCACGTTGCGGGATTGGTGGGCGTGTTATCCCAAATGTTAATTAAGTTGGCTGTCATTAAAGATTGCGTGACAGACTCCAACGCAATTAATTTCAGCTTGCGTAAAAATGCCGTTGTTGCACTAACGCTGTTAGAAGCCAAGTACATATTGGGCGATCCCTCAGTACCGTATACTCCATAGCTGTAATAAAACTGCCCGTACTTCATGTAAGCGTCACATCTATATCGCCTATCGAGAAACGAACAATATCTTCATCGATTATTGTGCGCGTCTGCTGTAGGTTTGCAGAAATCAACATATTGCCACCGGTTAATGCGTCATGTATTCCTGCGTAGTTTACTGTGCCCCAATCCGCTGTTGCCTGAAACTCTACGTTATTTGTGTTCGCACCTGCAGAGGCCGTTACAGAAAATGCCGCAGACTGACGGGAGTAACCGGAGCCTGTAATCTCAGAGCCACCGCTCAACGGATCACCGTTCCACAGCGAGACATACAATGTAGTAGGTGCCGTGTATGCCGTGTTAGTCAGCACATGGTCCAACAATTTATTTTCTAAATACGGGGTAAAGCTCATCTCTCTCTCCGGAAGGTTGCAGAGTGGCTAGTATCTAAACCTCTAATGCGGGTAGCCAAGCCAGTGCCAGAATACTTAGAGTTATCAGACTCTTGATTGAGTCGCTGTACTGCCGCGCCATATAACTGAGCCCACACGGTGACTCTAGGATCTTCTGCCAAGTAAGGCGCAGAGTGTAGCAGACTGCCGTACAAGTAAACGTCTGGCGCAGTAGATATAACCCAGTTAGTCAGATCAGTATCAGACAGCGCAGGAATTTTCTG